ACTCCTTTCGTTACAGGTTTAACTCTATGCCATACAAATGAAGGAAATACAATAATAGATCCTTTTGGAAGTATTTCTTTTGCTTGCCTTAAATGTTTAGCTTCTTCTCTCATATGAGGATCATAATTTCTAAAATCAAATTCTAGTTCACCACCTGTATATTCAGACCCATCAGTTAATTGACAAGTCATTGAAAGCTTTCTTATTTTACCATGTTCCTGAGTATTAGGTTTATCGTAAGGTTTATCCCAAGAATCACAATGCCAATCATAGTATTGATTTAACTTATATTTAGTAAATTGACAAGACTCTGATCGATCCCAATCAAAATTCCAACCTGCAGCTTTATTTGCTTGATGAATATATGGGTGAAGTTCTTTATATATCCATGGATCATTGAGCCATACTAAATCTGAATTTCTTTTACGTTTCATATCTTTAATTTCTTGTTTTGATAATTCTCTATCTCCATAACCACCAGTTCTTGCCATAGTTTCTGCTTGTGATAAACCATATTTAATAATGTCATCACATAGTTTTGGTGGTATTGCTGAAGTAAAATACCAGTAATAATTAGATATGTTCATAATTAAAATTTATTACCATTCTTGTTTTTGTATCTGTCTGACCTATACCCCTATGTTTTTTATTTGCATCAAAAATAACTATTTTATTTTTTTCACATTTTACTTTTTGTTCTTTAAATTCAGTGTAACCATTATTTGTATTTACATAATAAATAGCAGTCTTATATTTTAAATTATGTGTAAATTTGTCAACATGCCAACTACATTTAAATTTACCATCTAAAGTTAAGTTAGCTCTTACATTAATTAATTTTTTAATTTTTAATTTTTCTATTATTGATTTTATTAAACCTATATCAGAAGAAGATACTTTACCGTCTTTGAAAAAAGTATGACTTAAAAAAGATGTGTCATTTGTAAATTCAACCTTTTTAGATATATAATACCAAGGAAAAGTATTACTTAAAAAAACTTCTTTAATTTTATCACATTCTTTTTTATCTATAAAATTTTTATATATATTCATAAGTTATTGTTTGAACAAAATTCAAACTATCTTTCTGCCTGTTGTTTAGATAATACATATTAGTTGATGGAAACATAATAAACATATTATCTTTTAATTCTATATCCCAACTTCTTCCTTTTCTTCTATTATCATCATAGAATATTCTTACAAAACAGTTATTAGTTTTAACACCATAGAGTAATGTATAGTCTGGTGAATTTCTTAAATCGACTGGATCAATATTAAGTAATGGTTCTGTCTGTTGATTGGGTTTGTACATATCACCCCAAGTTCTTTTATTTACAAGTTGGAAACCATATTCTAAATTTATATGCTCACGCATATACGTATTCAACATGTCCCAAGTTCTTGAAAATGGAAACTCTGAATCTGTAAATGTAGATTGTAAAATATCGCCTGATAACTTATCTCGATCTATTTCAAAACCTTTCGGCATTGAAACATCACCATAATATAAAGCTTGTTCTGTTAAAATTTTCTTTTGCATGCCACCAACATGACTGATATATTATGCTAAGTCGTTTGTCAAATCCCAAGACTGACCATCTTCATTCCAGTTGTAACCCCATGAATGAGTTCCAGCTGTATTTTGATCTTCTTGTTCTTGAGTTAAAGCAGGAGCATCACCAATTGGAGATTTCCAAGATGCAGTTGCAATATGTTTTACCCATGAAGCATATGGTTTTTTAGGCCAGAAAATTTGATCATCTTCATCCCAAGTATAACCAATACCTGCATAGTTTCCTCTAAATGGAGTTCCACCATTTTTATGTTGTCCGCTAGATGTGTTGTAAGAAGTTTGAATCCACATTTGAGCAGGCCAATTATTGTGTTGTTCTAAATATTGTTGACCCACTGCTTCGTCTTCAACTCCATCAGCATTAAGCATATCAGAATTATTCAAGGTTAATACTTGAATAACTTTTCCGTTAGCTCCTAATTTTGCAAAGTGTGCCATAATTATCTCCTATTATATATTATAAATTTTATTCATTCAACTACTGGTATTTGTATCTTATTATTACTATACCTGAACCACCATTTCCACCTGTATTTGGTGATGGTGTTTGTCCACTACCCCCACCACCACCACCTGTGTTAGTTGTTCCGTTTGTTCCGTTATAAGTAGCAGCATCTCCACCAGTACCACCACCACCAGTTCCTCCTGCTCCAGCACACGCACCTGCGAAGCTTGTAGTTCCACCACCGCCGCCGCCAGCATATGCTACAGGACTAGCTGAAATTGAAGTTGTTGCACCTGCTCCACCACATCCTGCATTTGCACTTATTGAATTTACACCGACTGCTGTAGCACCTCCACCGCCTGCTCCACCTTCTCCTGGAGGACTTCCTGGTCTTGTATCATTTCCACCATTATTTCCTTGAGGTGGACTTACTGGAGGTGTGTTACCTGTTCCACCAACTGCAGTAAATTGACCACTTCCACCACCACCTGAACCACCATTTGTACCATTTATGTGAGCACAAGGTGTATTATTTCCACCAAAACCACCACCAACAGAAGTAATTGTTGAAAAAGTAGAAGGTGCACCTGCTGTTGCTTGTGTAGTTGGTAAATTATTTGGAGAAGTGTTACCAGAACCACCTCCACCTACTGAAATTGGATAAGGTGATGCTGTGACTGTAATAGGTGTTGCTCCCTCTAAAGGTGATGCTGAATAACAATCAACACCTGATTTTGACTCTCTAAAACCACCAGCTCCACCACCGCCACCTCTTATTGTTCCGCCACCACCACCACCAGCAACCACCATATAACTTACTTCGTTATTAGCTGGAACATTCGATAAACTTGATACACAAAAAGTACCAGGTCCAGTAAAGGTATGAATTTTATAATCTCCGCAACAAGTTATTGTTCCACCTGTAGCAGAAATAAAAGTTCCACCAGTTACATCTGATGTTGAATCTTGTACTGCTCTCCAACCTTTTGTTGAATCTACATAAACTAAAGTAACTGATTGATCTTGTGTTTCTAAAATTGCACTTGCATTTGCTCCATTAATTTTATCTGTTCCATTAGGTGTTAAAGTTACATTATTTGTATTCCAAGTATTTGCATAATCTTTTAATGAAACAATTGATCCAGCTGAACCTGCTGGTAAAGTAACTGTGATTGCACCTGATGTAGTGTTAACAAAATATCCAACTCCACTCACTGCTGTGAATGAAGCTGTCTTTGCAGTCGTATCCCAATCCACTGTACCTGTACGACCAAAACCTGTCTGTGTTCCATTATTCGTGATGGTTACACCACTAGGAATAACAAAAGTATCACCACTATCTCCTAAAGTAACTTGAGTACAATTTTGTTTTGGTGTTATCTTATTTACTTTTATTTCACTCATAATTTACCTATTGAAATTTATACCTTATTATTACAATTCCGCTACCGCCAGCTGCACCTAAATCACTAGCAGCTCTAGCTCCACCACCACCTCCGCCAGTATTTGCTGTACCTGCTGTTCCATTATTACCTGGTGCATAAGGACCTCCACCTTGGCCACCGCCACCAGAACCACCATCTCCTGCTACACCACCACACGCTTCTGCTCCACCACCACCTCCGCCAGCATAAGTTGTAGGTGAACCTGAAATTGAAGTTGTTGCACCATCACCACCTTTTCCGAATGGAGATGGAGGAGCTGGAGCTGGAACATTAGAAGCATTTCCTCCAGCTGCAGTAGCACCGCCACCGCCACCGCCAGCATCATTATTTGGAGTAGCTTCAGTTTTAGCAGCTCCTCCTGATTGACCTTGAGGAGGACTTACAGGAGGAGTATTACCTGCTCCACCTGTCGCAGCAGGTTCTCTTCCTCCTCCACCACCACCTGAACCACCAGCTCTTCCTGCTAGTTGAAAACCTCCACCCCCACCACCACCTGTAGATGTTATAGTTGAAAAAATTGAATTTGATCCATCAGTTGCAGGTGAACAAGATGGACCGTATGTACCACCACCACCAACAGTTATTGGATAAGGTGATGCTGTTACAGGTAAAGCTGTTGTTGCTAATGGACTTGCCGTATAAGAACCTGGATTATAACCTTCTCTATAACCTCCAGCTCCACCACCGCCACCACCACAAGTCTTACTACCACCACCTCCTCCAGCGACTACTACATAATCAACGCTATTTGATCCTGCTGCATTTCCTCCACAAGTTACTGTAAAAGTACCAGGTCCTGTGAACGTATGAATTTTGTAATCTCCACAACAAGTAACTGTTCCTCCTGTTGCTGTAATATATTGTGCTGTTGGTGCTTCCGATTGTAAACCTGAATCTGTTACTAACCAACCTTTTGTTGCATCTACATAAACTAATGTAACAGCTATTCCTTCAGTTGATAAAGTTCCATCAATAGCACTTCCACCAATATTAGATCCGTTTCTAGCTAATGTTACATTATTTGTATCAAATGTATTTGCATAATCTTTTACTGCTACAATATCTCCAGCACTTGGACTAGCTGGGAGAGTTAAAGTTATAGCACCTGAAGTCGTATTTACAAAATACCCTGTTCCACTCACTGCTGTAAATGATGCTGTTTTAGCTGTTGTATCCCAGTCTACTGTTCCTGTTCTACCGAATCCTGTTTGTGATGCACCTGATGCTAATTCTATTGTTTGACCACAACCACCTAGAGTTACAGTCGTACCACATTTTGCAAGATAAGCATTTCCACTTGTATCTTGAATTGTGTTTGCTTTATAAACTTCCGCAGTTACTGTATGTGTTGCACCACATTTAGTAATAACGGCTGTCCCGCATGTATCTTTAATATTATTTACTTTTATTTCACTTGCCATAATTATTGATATCTATACCTTATTATTACGATTCCGCTACCACCAGATCCACCTCCTCCAACTGGGTTAGGGCTTGGTTGGTTTGGAGCTGTTCTTGTACCACCACCTCCACCACCACCAGTATTAGCTGTACCATTACCACCTGTACCCGCAGCAGATGGTCTAGGATAAGTTGGACCTCCGCCACCGTCACCGCCACCACCAGCACCTCCAACTCTCACTGAAGGACTTTGTGTTTGAGGAAAATTTCTTGTTCCTCCTCCACCACCACCAGCATAAGTTGTTGATGAGCCATTAATTGAAGTGGTTGCACCATCACCACCCTCGGCTGCAAGATCGGTTCCACCAGCTTCACCAGCACCACCGCCTCCGCCTCCGCCATCATCTGTCGTTGTTCCAGAAGGTGTTGTTGCATTCTCTCCGTTATTACCTTGAGGTGGACTTACAGGAGGAGTATTTCCACATCCTAAAGCACCTGAAAAATGAGCACCTCCACCACCAGATCCACCTGAATTACCAGGTTGAGGATTAGCTCCTCCGTAGCCACCCCCTGCAGATGTGATAGATGAAAAAATTGAATTTGACCCATTATTACCTGGAGTCGAAGTAGTAGACTCTGCTCCTCCAGAACCCCCACCACCAACAGTTATTGGATAAGGTGATGCTGAAACTGGTAAAGCACTAACACAAGCTCCTAAAGGACTAGCAGTGTAGCAACCAGAAGCTGCTCCTGATGACTCCCTATAGCCACCAGCACCTCCTCCACCTGCAGCACATGCTGCACCCCCTCCGCCACCACCAGCGACTACTAAATAATCTACTGTTGATGATCCGAAAGGATTACCAACAGAACAAACTGTAAAAGTTCCAGGCCCTGTAAAGGTATGAATTTTATAATCTCCACATTCTGTAATTGTTCCTCCTGTAGCAACAATATATTCTGGAACTGGTTCTTTATCTGATTCGGATCCAGCATTTACTACTTTCCAACCTTTTGTTGCATCTGCATAAACAAATGTCATTGAAATACCATTATTTCGAAGCACTAAATCAGAAGAATCTCCTTCTATATTAGACCCATTTCTTGCTAATGTAATATTATTTGTACCTGAAGTTTGTGCATAATCAGATACCGCTACTATATCACCAGCACTTGGTGACGCTGGAAGCGTTACAGTAATAGCTCCAGATGTAGTATTTACAAAATAACCATTACCACTTACAGCAGTAAAGCTAGCAGTCTTTGCTGTAGTGTCCCAATCAACTGTTCCAGTTCTTCCAAAACCTGTTTGACTACCATTATTAACAACAGTAGTTCCAGAAGGAAAAGTTATCGTATCACCAGAAGCACCAACTGTTAAATTAGTTCCGCATTGTGGTTCGATTGCATTAACTTCTATTTTACTCATTAAATAATTACCAATGTTCCTGTTACTGTTTGTGTTCCAGTAATAGTTACTGGTCCTGCTAGTACGCCTGAATCTAGAGTTTGATCTTGATCTAATGTTGATGCATGAGTTACAACATAGCCTGTTGCTTCCATGACAGGTGAAATTGCTTTCTTAGCAGGGATAGTACAAAATACTTCTTTTTCCCCTATACCAAAATCAATTTTAGCTGTGGTACCTAAAGAATTACTTATGACCGTGTCTCTTGATAGAGTATCTGTTGCAGCATCGGTAACTGTACCAACGCCAACTTCGAATTCATCTGTTCCAGTATTCGTGATACAGTAATACGTAGTATTACCGTCACCTACACCCGA